ACTTTAAACGATAAACTGTTTACTAACTCGATTACTTTTGGTAGTTGAATCAAACTCATATTGTTCCTTAGTTAATTAGCCATGTCACCATGCCTACAAAATAAATTACTACTGCCACTGCCTCCACTAGGAAGAGTGGTACATCTCGCTGCAAGAAACCTGCTAGTGTCCATAGTGCAGACCCTACTAGACCGAACACTACATTCGCTGGATAGATATTAAAGCTAGTCAAAGCAATACCTATCAAGCAGAGTATAGTGCCAGCCCACTTCAGTAGAATCATACACACACCACGCTACTATTATACACTAGAACCAGAAGAGGTGCAAGTATAATCTTCTTCATGCTACGTTTCCTTCATAGAAGTTACGGTATTCTTTTTCCTTCTGTTCATCTTTCCACTTATGATTAATAGGTGGACTCATTTGAGTACGTCCGCTGTTCTGCTGCTCCTCTGCGTACTCATCTAGAGCATCATCATAGAGTGCTTCAACCAAGTTCTTTAAACCATAGTAAGGATACCAGTTCAGTTCGCCTAGCTTCTTCCACCTGCTGCGATTCTTAGCTATCATAATCTTCTCATCAATAATGATTCCACATCGTGTGTTCCTGAATGGAATATCCCACTCAGCTAGATCCGATATCTTTTTTAATGCGTTAAAGTTTCTTTCTTTCATAGGTTATTCTCCTCTGGTGGTAACTCTGACATACGACCTGTCATTCTATTGTACAACAACCGACACGCTAACCCAGTCAACCCACTGAATCGATTCTTAAGGATACGAACATAGGTAGTGTTCCTCTCCATCGCATCGGTGTGCTGTCCATTCCGCTCTAAACCGATCACCATGTCACTTAACTGAGCGATTGCACCTGACCCCCTTAGCTGTGCTAGTGAAGTCGCTGCACCCTCCTCATGCCCCTTAGATTCAGGACGCTTTAGGTGTGACACCACGAACAAACTAATGCCTGTCTCCTGAACCAGCATGCGAAGCTTCGTCATGATCTCATCGATTGCCTTACGCTCGTCTCCAGACTCCTGCGCGCTTACAATAATGCTGATATGATCAACGAAAATATATTTGCAATCCAAGCCCCGAGCCATAAACCGCACACGATTGACAATGTTATCAACGGAAGTGCTACCAAAATGATCAAACAAATACAGCCTATCTGTTCCAAGTGTTCTATTAAACGCATCTTTTATATCCTCATCTGTTGCCTCACAATCGGGTAAGTGTAAGGGTTTGTTTGCTGCCAATGCCATCAATGATTTTGCTGTCTTCTTTACTGACTCCTCCAGGAACATGAGTCCAATATTATCTTCTGTCTTGCTGAGGATCTGCCACACAATCTCGCGCAAGAACTGAGACTTACCTAGTCCTGATCCTGCTGTCACTGTTACTAACTCACCTAGTCGGATACCGTAGGTTAGATCGTTGATCCCTTCGTAAGGATACATTACTTCTGCCTTCTCCTCTGCCTGGTTAACTAGATCCCATAGCGTAGATCCTGATACAATCCCATCGGGTACATACTTCTCTGCATTCCACCATGTATCCACGAACTCCTTCGTCTTACTTGTAGACAAGTAGTCGCATGCATCCTTGAGATCCTTGGTAGGGTACTTGAATATGTGTGCCTTCGCACCAAACAATTCTGCTACCTGGTTTGCTGCCTGGATTCCTGGATCATCGTTATCAAAACAGATTACAATCTTCTCAAAGGAATCAAGATACTCATAACTGGCACGACAATCCTTGAGTGCTGCTGACGCACCGTTACGCACAGACACCACTGGGAATCGTGACCCTGTCAACTGATAGACTGCCAGTGCATCGAACTCACCCTCAGTAATCGTAATAGCCCTGCCGCCTGGAGTGAACTTCTGCTGACCGAACATGGTCGCGCTCTTCCAGTCACCCTGTACGCTGAACTGTTTCTCAGTCATAGACCGAGTCTTAGCCGCTACTGTCCGTCCTGCTGCATCGCAATATGGAAAGTAGTAGTTCTTACCGTCAGATCCTGCACCAAAGAAGTGCATAGTTGCCTTACTGATACCACGTTCTGCAACGTGTACTGCCTCTGTGTTTTTAAATACCTCTAGGACTTGCATAGAGCCTCGCTGTTGAGTTTGTTTATCTAGGTATATACCTAGCCCTTCCATGTCTTCCATCGTCGCTCTAGGGGCTGCTATACGAGTGTGACACACATGGCAATACTGGTGACCATCGTCGTATAAACTGTTAGCATCGCTAGATCCACAATTATTACATGGTATATGCTTTAAGAAACTACTTTCGTTCAGGCTACCCAAGGTAATTCCTCCTGACTTTCCTGCCTCTGCATCCGTAGGTGATAGCAAGAATAGATATCATCCATTACTTTATCGACACCGTACAGTTGAATGAAGTCTACTGCATCCTGGATCATGAAGTGGTAGACCATCTCTTCATCGTGTTTGTTGCAACTCATGGTATTCACCTTATTAGTTAACTACTTAGATACTTATATAAAAAACAATAATATATAAATCTACTTAAGACTACTTAGTATAACTCTATAGTTATAGTATAACACTATTCGCTATATATGTCAACCCCATTGCCCATATCGTCAGACAAAAAAGTATCGTCTTCCAATTCGTCTTCATTACCATCAAATAAGTCGTATCGTTCTTCTGCATATAATTCATCCTTGATTGTTGAGTAACACTTGTTGCACATGTCTAAGAACTCACCCGTTGAAGCACTCTTACGGGTAGACTCAAAGTCGTTTAGGTTTTTGTCACAACAATAGCATCTCATAATATGGAATCTCCTAGTACTGTATACGCTTTAATGTATACATTGTCTTTTAACTTCTTCTTAAATACTTTAATTGTTTCTATCTTCAGTGATCTGTCTAGTGCTAAGAACTTCTCTGCCTCTTCCTTGTAACTAAAGATCCTGATAACACTACCATCTGTCTCTATAATCTTATACAATTTCATATCGTTCCCCTAGCCAAAGCAATGTACACATGTATTGTAAAGTATATTGCAGTGAATGTCAATAAGTATTTAATAAATTTATCTTCATTCATCAGTGTAGTCTCCAGCAATGAATTGGTCTGTAGTAATACCCCTCTTCCTAGCCTCCTGAGTGATCCATACAGCCTCTTCATAGTGCTCTTGATACTTAGCCCTTACCGCAGGATCAACAGGCTCTACAGCCCTGCATTGCAGTCTGTTGCGACCCACTCTATTGGCTTCATGAATCCCTGCTAGTGCTCTATGTAAGTAACTCATAACTTAATCCTTTGCTTGTTCAATAAATTGTTTAACTGAATCCATCTCATCCTTGGTGAAGATACACCGATACTTATTCTCAGACACCAGCAATTCATCTGCATATATCCTGGCTTGATCATAAGTATTAAACCCTACACCATCAACATAAAAATTGAATTCCATCTTACCCTCCAACATGTATGAATTGAAAATGTTCCTTCTTGAATTGCTTGATCTCTGCTATTGCTTGCTCTCGTATCTCATTGAATTCTATAGCAATATCCCAACCACTAATATTTTTAATGTGACCACTACCATACCATTGTTCTACCCTGGGATCAAAATATAAATCAATCGTATTCTCTCCCCATGTAATCTCGAATGCCTTACCTCCCTGCTTTAAATACTCTGCTAGGGTACGCATTACCACTGCCTTACTAGGCTTACGATTTTTATATTCTATATTGATTATTGGATATGTTGTGCTCATTGTTTACCCTCTTCATTAAATGATTCATTAAATGAGTCCATCTCTTCAATGTTCTGTGCGTCGTCAACATAACACAAGTCAGCACTAAACCCTATACGGATTCTATCACACTCTTCCGTTATACTGTTAATAATTTTGTCTGCCATCTCACTGTCACAATCCACACCATCAAAGTCTAATGCTAGATATACTCTCATGATATAACCCCTTCATTTAATAATTGGTTTAATGTTCTACCAAAAAATCCCTGCAATTGATACCCTAATTTTGTATCGTGTAAATACTGCCATGCTTCTATTACTTGCTCTTCACTCTCTGCTTCAATAAATCCTTCTGCAATTCCTACTGCCATATAGTTATCCATGATAAACCCCTTATTTGACTGAAGCAATTATACCATCATTCATTGTTACTTGTGCAAAAAATTCTCTTCCCTGTCCAGTGATATGCGGACGATTAGCACCAGTTAAAACCCCATTCTCTCGGTACTCTTCCCCGAACATACTGGTTTCAATATAGCGTAATGGCTTACCAATATTTTCTTTTAATACTTTCTTACTTGGATATTTGAATACTAACATTTTACTCTCCCTTGTTTAGTTGATAAGACAAGTATACTAAAATAAAATATACTTGTCTATAGGTGTTAACCCTTAACTGCTAAAATCTTAATTACTTTTGCCTTGCTTGATCCATGAGCGATAAACCCAACAATTACTTTCCTATCTACTTTTTGGCATAGAGCGCACGTTTTGCATGATACATCATCCTTCAATTGTGCTGGGCAAATTGCAACTGTATTCCCTGAAGGTGTTTTAAACGTGTTAGAAGGTACTACACGCTCTTGAATTACTACAGTTGTGGGATACCCTTCATTGTATGCTTGATCCGCATCTGCAAGGGTTTCAGTGCTTGCATTGATTGTAAAACCATTGCTATTGGCATGCTTAATTGCTATTGCATTCTCACCATTGCGTGGATAATGCGTATATGTAAACCCGTTTTTACCCTTGTTTGCTTCTACTAATTGCTTAAGTTTTTCACTATCAATAAGATTATCAGTGCCTGGTAAGTCTCCCGCTTGATTGTGTCTCCACAATGTATCGGGTTTAAACTTGGATATACTAGTGCAAAAATCATCCCAATTAGTGCCACGCTCTCCACTAGTAACCTTATTCCAGTGCATGTTTAGGTGATAATCTAAAGCATAGCAACCACCTTCACTGAATGGGCAAGTTGGTGGGCAAGATTTTTTGCTTGTTGTGCTCACTGGTATTTTACCCGTTTTGGAATTGCTTGATTGTAAAGTTAAATGTACCTGCATAATTAAACCCTCCTTGTGTTATTAATAAATATACTCTAGGGCTTTGAAACATTCAAGTAAAACCCTAGATATATCCACTATAATATTACCCTAGATAATCTTCCATTTTGTACTGCAATTGAGATAATTGCTCTCGCTTGTCGTATGCTTCAGTTTGCTTTTCGTACCAGACTTCCTTCATTGTATCATTTTTAGCACGATCGATTTTCCATTTAATCTCACCGATTACACTTGAATTGTTATCTCGTGCATCCTGCAATATATCCCATATTAACATTAACTCTTTAGAAGTGAATTCCATTTTTATTTCCTTTC